CACAAGGAAATCAAAGATAAGTAGAAAGGTATAGATGTGGAGAACATCAACGAAGAGATCCTTATCCAACTGCTCGACCAAATGCACGATCAGATACATGATGATCGGAAGCTTGCAATCGGGCTGCTCAGTCGAGCAGACAAATTAGATGAGGACCTCAGTAACTTTATGCAAACCGTAAACCTTGAAGATGCTCAGAGAGATCAGAGAAGAACAGCCGCCAATGTCATACCCATAAGGGATACTGATGGCGACCACTAAGACAAGACCCCGCAGACACACCTGTGACGGCAACCCTTCTCTGACTAACTATGGGAGAGGATGTCGTTGCGACCTGTGTCGTTCCGTTAAATCTCTTTATGAACGTGACCGCCGAAGCAAAGCCAACAAGGAGAAATCAGAGACCAAACATGGCCCAAGAAGAGAAAAGAAAGCGCCCTTACAGGACGCTTATACCCGAGAAGAAATTCTGGAAGCTAGAGCCCAACATGAACCCGTCTAAGTACGAGATCAAAGGAACCGTTGTCCCCTTGGGAGCGGGCTTACGCACATCTGGATACGTCGTGTTGCAAGACGGCCAATACAAAGAGTTCTTTAAGACAAGGGATCAAGCCGAGCAAGCCGCTAAGGGCTGGGCAAGTAATGAAGAAGATAAGGAGTGCTGCGAATGATGGACCTGTACTTAACTCAGCTACACGGGACGCTAAAAGAATGTGTCGATGCGTATGAACCGCTGGTGGCTTTGGAACGACTAAACAAAATTGACCACCAGTTGCGAGAGAAACTGAAGCTAACCAGCTACATGCGTAGGCACGCATTGCTGGACGCTGTACAAGCAGAGGGAAACCAAGCACGAGTTGGACGCACTATTGGGTTGTCTCGGCAGAGAGCACATGACATGGTTGAACGTGCACAATTTGAACGTTTACACAAGATCGAACCACCTCTGGGAGAGAGCGCGGTTTGACTTGGGTTGTATCCATGTTAAAATGGGGGGAACCCCCCAAGGGTTCCCCCCATTTGAAGTACACCTTCATTGGGGAAATTCCTGAAGAATATAATTTCTATTCTTCGGGTTGTAAGAGTTTTAGGTTGGGCCGTCCTGTATCTCCCTGCGGGGCGGTCCAACCGAACAGGGAGAAATATGATTGAGATACGATTACGACAAAGTTGGATTAATACATTCCTTAAATGCCCAGAGCAGGCAAGGCAGGACAGGCTTGGTCTTGTCACCCAGAAAGAGTCATCAGACTTTTTGAGAGGCAACGCTGTGCATGGGGCAATCGAGTACGCAGGTCGATTGATGCTGGCGGGGATGCCCCGCCCAGAGTTATCGGAGATTATTGAGGTCGCAGAAGAATTTATTGTGAGCTACTCGTCGGCAGTTGAGGTGTGGCGACACCACTACGAATCCTTGGTTGACACGGTTCGAGCTAACTTGACATGCTGGTATGAAGAGTTGTTTCCTGATCTTGATCCCGTGGGTGTGGAGATTCCCTTCGAGAAAGAGATCGGCAGAAGAGATAACGTTCGGTTAGTCCTGACAGGTACGGTGGATTGGGTCGATAAGTCAGGTGTCATTTGGGATTGGAAGAATCCCAGCAGGGAGTATTTGGCTTGGGAGTACAAGCGTTGGGATATACAGTCCCATGCTTACTGTTGGGCTTTGGAGGCAACCGACTTCAATCTTGGAGTGCTGGTTGATGGAACTCTTCAGGTAGTTGAGATTGAACGTACCGAAGAAGATAAGAATTCATTCGTTGAGCTTTGCTGGTCGATGGTTCCGATAATTATGTCGGATGCTAAGACATGGCCACAAAATTGGTCAGGTTGGCATTGCTCTCCGAAATGGTGTCCTGTCTGGCAGGCAGGCGAATGCCGAGGGAAACACCTCGGAGAAAATCCCTGGTAGGGAGAAAGGTAAAGATGACTGACACAGCAAAAGTGACAGTTAGCTTCTCTCAAAAAGTGAGTGAAGCTCCATATGAGACAGCGGACTACTCGCTCAGTATTGAGCGAGTCGTTCCCGAATCAATGGGGGATGACGGCATTCTTGCCGAAGCGTCTTCTATGTTCGAGCAAGTGAAAAGTGAGGTGCTGAAGCAAGCGGGTCAGGAAATAGATTTGACTCCTGATGGGGTTGTGATGCGTCGCCTGAAAAGCGGCGTTTCCAGGTCTTCAGATAGTTCAGCAGGCACCACCGCGAAGGCGACTGCAAGTGTCCCTGCGCCAGCAGGACCTACGGCAACATCAGTAGCTGCTACTCCTGTTCCTTCGCAGGCTACGCCTGCGGGTGGAAGGATGACTGGGCGTACCTATAAGCGCACAGAGTTCTGCGCTGGTAAAGGTGCCGACGAACGTCAGGCTGCTTTCAACTTGCTTGCATTCCATCCGAATCAGTGGGACACAAACGACGGGAACGTACTTCAGGTGTACGAAGTCAAGGAACACTCAGACGGAACTACTGATACAACGAAGAACGGAAAGAACTTTCCCAACTTCTCAATCAACAAGGATGCTTTAGAACACATCGGAGTATCAACTCCTCGTGATATTGGTATCTGGATTAATGATGGAGACAGCAATGTCCCTCTGAAAGTCTGGGACCAAGCTTCAGGTGCAGAGCAGTCTTCCGCTAATGAATGGGACTGGTTGGCACGTCGCGAAGAACTCCAAGAGTTTGCGTATAAGGCGAACTAATGGGTGAGGGTGACGAAGCTGTCGCCCTCACCACCGAGGAGATCGATGCCCGTCTTGCGGGTATCGATCTCCCCGAGGGAGAGCCACAGTACAAATTTTTTAAGCCAACAGCGCAGGCAGTAGACCGATGGGTCGAATACGCCAAAGGTAGCCACGACTGTTTCCACCTAGGTCTTCAAGACATAGATCAGAAGATGCGTGGCGTGTGGCCCAGCGATGTACTCGTCGTAACAGGTAGAGCCCACAGCGGCAAATCCGCTGTACTGTTTTCTTCGATTGCACGCAACCTTCAAGAAGACCCAGATTTCTACGGAGTGATATACACTCCTGACGAACCCGAGATCCTGGTTGTATCCAAACTTTATGCGCTTCTATATCAACGAAATCTTGCGGAAGTGGAAGAAGCTCTTCGCCTCGAAGACAAAACTGTCATAGACGAAATACAAGAAGCCAAGTTTGGTTTCCTCGACAGAGTAAAAATCTTCCCCAACGCCCTGTCATTTCAGAATATGTCTTACGCCATGAGAGAATGCGAAGACTATTGGCAACACAAACCTCGGTTCGTGATGGTCGATTTTCTTGAACAGCTACCTGGAGCATCAGGATACGAAGGAGTATCCACTGTGCTCAAAGGGTTAAAGGAATGGGCAGAAACAGAGAACCTTCCCGTTGGTTTAGTTCACCAATCAGGGAAAGGTTCCACCCGTGGCACCTCCAGAGGAATGGACGACGGCAAATTCAATGCTGACGAATACGCAATCTTGCAACTCAACGTGTTCCGAAGAAGAGATGACCCCAAGCTCTCTAACGACGAACGTCGTGTCCATTCCGTCTCAGTGTCACTTGACTTATGCAAGAACAAACGTCCGCCATGTCATATCACTGACCCTCCCATCGACTACTACATGGACCCCGAATGTGGGCTTGTGCGAGAATACTATGAGAGCGATATCCCAGGAGATCACCGATGGGTGGACTAACGGCAGAAAGATTTGCTTTGCTCCACCAAGGAGGAGCGTTAGCTGACGTTACCCACTGGGTGCACCCATTGGAAGAAGACACCAACGTCGCACTGGGATACGGAGAAGAGTATCTTCGCCACATCCAACAGCATCTAAGTAACGATGTAGCCCTTGGGGTGTACCCGTTATGGCAACGGAACGGTGTGTGGATGGTTAATTGGTGTGCCGTTGACCTTGATGACGGAGAAAATTCGAGCATCCACGCAGACAACCTGGTAACTCTTCTCACCCAGACAGGTATCCGAAGCTGGAAAGAAACATCCAAAAGCAAGGGCTACCACGTATGGGTTTATTTGACTGAGCCTGTAGCTGCCACTGTGGCCCGCAAAGGGCTCATCGGAGCGTGCCGTGTTGTGGATGTCCCAACCCGTGAGGTGTATCCCAAACAAGTTTCTTTAGCTGAAGACGCTTTGGGTAACTGCTTGCGTTTGCCGTACCCCCACCACCGTACCGCTGGGCGACATGAGGTTTACGATCCCAGTAACTCTGATTCGTTCTTTTCTCTTAAGGAGTTTGTTTCTGCTGCGTGGGAAGAAAGAACGCCACCAGGGTTGGTGCGTGGGTTGCTTCGTTTCTACGAAGCAACGGAACCGAAAGCTCCCCAGTACAAACCAGGGCACAGAGAAGACGGAGACTTTAAAGGGAACGCT